ATTAGCACTCACTGGCAATTCCTCTAATTGTTTATAAGTAATAACTCTATCAAATCAGAAGAAAGGGTAGTCCTTAACCAATAGGCTACCATCATTATATGGATAGATAAATCTAGGGTCTATCCTCTGTACGATAGGTACATTCTTTTTCTTGTCATACCCACTAAAAAGAAAAACGGCTTTTCAGTATTTAGCCACATCCTCTAGTCACATGTATCTATCAAAATCCCAATGCTCATTCACATAGTCTGTCTTAAACATATCTGTGAAATTTCTTGCCTCCATCTGATATAATACATTCTCATCTTCTCGGCTAACATCTGGTTCGTTTACTATACATGTTGCTTGCATTGTCCTTAAACAAGACCAGAAAATCTGACTCCTTAATAACTCATCGTTCCTTTTAGTTGAATATATATCTTTCTGTGACATAAAAAGAGAGTTCTTAGAACGGTTAGCCTCATAACCATGCCTATACTCTCATATTATTTTTTGTCTTAACTCATCTGTTAGTTTTACCATCTATCTGGATATAGAAGTTAAATAACTGCTTATCTCATCATCGAAATATTTTAAATATGGATACATCCTCATTATCATTGTATCTAGTAAGTCTGGACTCCTTCATATCCTTGCTTTCATTTTGTCCTTAGTCTCTATCCTAGTTTTACCATCTATACTCTTCTCATCTATATAACAGTTCATCATCTCTTGATTTAGGATTTCCCAATCTCTCTGACTATCTAGATGTTCCCATTTAATCGCTATTTCTCCTTTCTGTACTTTCTCCTGTAGTAAGAAGGCACATTGACTCTTTAAGTTGGCGTAGTTCTGCTTTACCCCTGTTTCTACTGGCTTAGAATTGTTCACAAACCCTGTAGAATATGGTATTCAGTCTACTACTCATCATCATACTCAATCGGCATCTATTATTATGTTCCTAGCCTCAATCTCATACTGTGCTTGTATCAGCTTTATAGATGTCTTTACCTCTTCTACACTACTCTTAGCATAAGTCCATACTCTTACCCATGTATTTCATCTCCGTAAAGATATTCTAGTAGTATCTTTACCAAATCTAGCCACATCACAGATAAGAAAGTATTGGTCGCCATGAGATTCATTATCCTTTAGCTTATCTAGGTCTCATTGCTTGAATAATAACCAGTTGTTATCATCAAAGTCCCATTTTCAGTAAAGTAACCTCTGTTTAGTCCTTTCACTAGCTCTCTCTAGGTTCTGGATATATCACTTGTCTATAAAGTTGTTGGAATAAACTAGTGATGGTATGAATATCGATTGCTTTCAGTCCTTGTGCTTTCCTTTATAGTACCTCTCATAAACATGTCATGGATTGGGGTTAAATGTTTCTAACACCTTACCCAATATCCCATACTCTTCATTCTTAAATCTTCATACACGTGTCTGTAATATCTCTATTCACTCTAAAGGACACTCTGCTGACTCTTCTACGAAAGCTCATGTCAATTCCAGACTTCAGAACCTGTTATATAATGGGTCTGCTGGTAAATAACATCATTCCCTTAATAGTATCTGACTACCATTAGGAAAGGTTATTATGTTTGATACATTATTAAGCCTACCTCTCATATCATCTGGTATGTTGTATATCTGATAGAACTTCTCTAACGATATAACAGATGTCTGCTTGATATTCTTAATAGTATCACGTACTAGAGCATACCTAACTCATGGATATTGGTTACACATTCTCCATAACCATACGATTCATAAGAATGTCTTACCTCATCATGCTCAACCTCAGTATCCAATGGCTGTATGGACATCATCCATCAACACATCAAATGCTTTCTGCTGATTCTCTGTTAGCTTTATCTCTACATTTGCCATTATATGTTATAATAGTGCTAATCTAAAATTTTTTTTGTTTCATCTCCTCTCTCATTCTTCTAAGATGTTCTTGATAATCCTCCTTGGACATCTTTTTCTTCAGCTTCTTGTTCCTATCACGAATGGTATTTATGTTGGTAGAAAAAGGTTTCCTAAACATCTCCTCATCATCTTCTCTAGGTATCTTCGTGCCTATCCATTGCTGGAACTCAATGAGTCTAACCTCCTTAATGCTTCTTCCTCATTCTCCCATGGGGTCATCTTCTCTCATGAACTCACAGATCATTCATAGGCAGAGTTTTGCTTTGTAGATGTCTGATAGTCCTGGTTTGTTGTATTGTTTGCTCATTCATCACTAGGAACTGATATAAATTGCACTACTGGTGCTGCGTTTTCTTCTCATCCCTCTAATACTGGCTCAGCTTTATATCTCTTATCTCTTAACTCCAAAAATCTTAATGCTGTCTTAGCATCTCATTGTCTTATCCTTCTCTGTACTGCCGCCCTCGCTATCAGCTTTGGGAATTGCCTAGCTATAGCTACTCTTCTAGCGAACTCTGGATTAGAGTTCTTATGATTGTAGTATGTAGGCACTGTGATTCATGCTAACATACAAGCCTCTTCTATTGTGCCATCCATCATCAATGTTTCTTCTATGATCCTATACTGTTCTTCTCATATCTTAGCATTTATTCACTTTGTTATCTGATTCTTAGCTGGCTTAGGTAACATCTCCTCCACACTCTTTACCTTAGAGAGTGTCTTTAAGTCCTTTACTTCTTCTCAGTCCATTACTTAAATAAATATATAAATCTGAATCGCTGTGTTCTAACCCACACCCTTATATACTCATACCATTCTAATTTCTTGTAATCTAGTGGTGTGTGAATAGCTCTGTATAAATCCCATCACATCCTCTTAATCCTAGAATAGAATGAGTTGTAATCTACATAAGGCTGTCAGATTTTTTTCATCTTCTTTACATGCACCCCCCAACAATACTTAATGTTACCTCTCTTAGATAGGTAGTCCTCTGGATAGCGAAATATCTCCATTACTCTTTAGGTAAAAAGCTAAAAATATGTGAAATTACATCCACAGTCCATCAGTTACCTAGCATCTTATACCTCTGTGTGTCTGAAACTCACTCCGTGTACGAATCAGGTAAAGTTTGCAATCTCTCACATTCTATAGGGTGAAGCTTTCTAATCTTTGGTACACTTACCAACTTAATACCGTTAGACATTTTGCCACAATGTGTAGTGAGAGTATCCATTTTATCTTCTGGTCATCTCACTCTTTCTAATGGTTTTTCATACCCTCACCATTTAGATATCATATCTATTTGTTTATCTGTGAGAATATAATCTTTTAGAATATATGGCCCATCTTGTGGAGTTTTGTAATATCAAGCTATAATAGTTCAACATTTTCAATCTAAACTAGGTAGATTTAATTCTCAACAACTTCTAGCATTCTTCATTGCTATGGTATGTTTCTCACTAATATCGTATTTAGGTTCGACATAGTTTAATAGTATATCCTTTAATAAGATGCCCCTATCTTCTGGCTGTGGGATTTCCACCTTGGCATAAGTCCCATCGTCTTGTAGTTTACCAACTCGATACAAACGTTTTCTTCTTTGGGCGCTTACTAAAGCTGAGTCTATAAGCGTAGGAGTTATCCCCCAAAGTTGCTCATTAATTACCTCAATATATTCTTTCTTCATCTTCACATTTTCTAGCAAGAAATATTTAGGTTTGTAATACTTGACAATATCTACAAATTTAAAGAACAATGCACTCCTTGGGTCGCTAAAGTTTAGCATCTTACCAGCCATACTAAATCACTGACAAGGGCTACCCCCGAAGATTAAATCAATTCAATCTAACGGCCAAGTTTGCCAATCATTAACATCACCCATCTCTATTATATCTGGATGATTTTTTAATGCTACTTGGATTGCGTATTTATCAATCTCGCTAGCATAATACTTATCTATGGTAAATCATGCTCTAACTAGAGCCTCATATCCACATGCCATTCAATCAAATAAACTCAATACTCTCATTTTAATAAAAAAAATATAAAGACTAATGTCTCTTGTCATACGCCTCCCATAACTTTCTCCAGTTCTTCTT